TTGATTGAAGAGAAGTTCTTCAGTAGATTGACAGTGGTTTCAGACAGTTTCATAGTTGTAGGTTTCAGTTTCATCTCACTGTGGGTAGGTTTCATTTTGAGCATTTTTGTCATTGAAATGCATCAGAAGTACAGCATAATGCAAGATCTTCATAATGTCACGACGTGCAGTGCCTTTCTTATCATAGCGAGAGGCATACTTGAGGATGTTGGATCTGCAGAATGCTTCACCATCACCACAAGCTTCAATCAGATCAAGAGTTTGAATCTTATCAGAACCAGCAGAATAATGCTGATCATATGTTCTAGTGATGTAATCTTGCAACTCTTTAATGATTACATCTTCACTATACTTTCTCCTACCATTAGAAGTTGGAGGATTAGGTTTTGGTAGATCAAAAGAGATATGATCTTGACCCTCTGCACCAAAAATAATTGGAACTGGTGCTGCTGCAACAACATCACTACTAAAATTAATAGTGTCAGCAGATGGTTCTGCTCCCATAGGATTACCTACCATACTTTCTCCATCATAACTCCAAAAGTCTTGATAATCATTTTTTTGTTCCCAATCTTTATATTCTTTGTTCCTGTCTTTATCATAATAATATTTGGAATGAGTGACAGTATCTTCAGGAATACTGTCCTCATAACGTGTTTCAAAGTTTTCACTCATTTTCAATTCCTCATAAAGTAGTGACCAAGCGTTTATCATTAATTATATCAAGCAGAGGGTTCAGTGTCAACCATTTGAAAATCAGCATCAACCTTATCATACAATTCCATGAATGCTTGTTTGGTTTCATCATCAAAACGATTAATACAAACTTTCATTGCTTTTTCTTTGTCACCAAAGATACTATAAGCACGAATGATATGCACTAAACGCCTTGTACTAACAACATCTTCAATACCTCCATCATAAAAAGTCTTACGAATGATGTCTGCCCAATCACACAGATACTTACAGAACTCATTATCAGAGACCCCCACAGAGTCAGATACACCCTCTAGGATCTTCTGCTCAATGGAAGGTGATGGATATGCTTGTTCAAAGGTTACTGGGAACCTTTCAAGGAAGGCTTCATTGAGCACGTTAGTTCCAATGAATCGTCCATCATCACTTCCTTTTCCTTTAGTATTTGCGGTTGCGAATACTTGGAAACCTTCTGTGGGCGCAATGAACTTGCCAATCTTCTTGAGGAAAATCCCTTTTCCTTCAAGAATAGATTGGAGGCAAAGGATTTTGTTTGAGGCAAGGTCAATCTCGTCAAGGAGCAGGATTGCTCCACGTTCAAGGGCTTCAATGACTGGGCCATTGTGCCAGATGGTTTCACCATTGACAAGACGGAAACCACCAATAAGGTCATCCTCATCAGTTTCAATTGTAATATTGACACGAATTAGTTCCCTTTTGAGTTGAGAACAAGCTTGTTCAATACAGAACGTTTTGCCATTACCAGAAAGACCTGTAATGAACGTAGGGTAGAACAAGTTGGACTTAATAATTTTTTTGATATCGAGGAAATTACCAAAGTTGACGAAGGTATCATCTTTTTCAGGAATAAGGTTTTGTTCTACAGCAGGAAGAGCAGCAGGAGACACATATGTTTGCTCCAGTTGTTCTTTGACAGTCAAATTCCACTTACCACGACCAACTTTATAACAATCAAGTTTCTTAGTTACAGTTTGATATGTGGTGTCATTCATAGTACACCAAGCACGAACATCAGCAGATACAACTTCAGATCCATAAAGATTGTTTAGAGAAGACAGAATGTATTCTGTGGAGAGTGCCATGTCTTTTGTTTAACTGTAGTTATTATAGGGCAAAAAGAAAGGGTCTTAAGACCCTTAGTGTCACTTTGTTGACTGTCCATACTTGTATCTCATGGCTTGAAGTAGATATGCCTGACCAAGAGATTTAGGACCATCCTCAAGGATTTTAATCACCTTTGGATCTTTCTCTGCACCCTTTGCAATTTCTCTCCAATTTTCTTTCATGCTACTAGAGAGATAAATTTACCAAGGACTTTTTTATTTAGTGCCTTAGTTTTCAAATTCTTAACAAAGGCAGATTTAATCTTTGCTTTGGAAGCACCTTCCTCAACATCAAAGTCAGCATCATTATTCAAAGCAGATGTTTGCATAGCAAAGTAGGATGTATATCCAGTATTTTTAATATCATAGAATTTGTCTTTCTTCATTTTTTTAGCCATTACATCATCAATTATTTCATACCTTCTGACAAATTGATTCATCTCTCTTGGTGGGCATAGACGAATACCAATAAAGTTTACATCCTTGTTTTCCTGTTTCAGATTCTCAAGAAGAACTTGAGTAAACTTATAATATTCATATTGGATCTGGTAGGTATATCCAGTCTTTCTATTCCTAAGATAAGAATTCATAGCAGTAATGTGCTTAGCGCCTGGACCACCATAAACATTCTCCCTAGCAATCATCAAAGAATTAGCTTCACCATCAGTCAGGACAAAACAATGAGTTTTCTGTACTCCATGCATTTTGTTGAAGGCAGGGATAATCTTATGAAGTGACAGAATTGCTTCATTAAGAGGAGTGCCAGAAAGACTAAACTCTGCTGGATAATTATATGGTACATAATTTCTAAAACCAAATACCATTCTGAATATAGATTGCATCTGCTTTTCCAAATCCTTCCTTTTCATATTACTAGAAAGAAGATTCATCATTTTGAATGATCCATCAATAATAAACTTACCTTCTTCCCAGATATGCTCAATCTCTTTCTCCTCTCCCCTCATATATGAATTTGTGAAAGCATAGACATCAAAGGGAATATTGCATTTATTGCAGAACCAGATTAGATTGTAGAGTTGTTTAATTGTATCAATGATTGAATTTGCCATTGAACCTGACCAATCAAGAACAAAAATTAGTCCATGATTCTTACCATCAGCAAGAGTAGTTACTTTCTTAAATAAATCTTCATTGTATTTGTAAGTGTGAAGTTTAGAGCAATCAAGAACACCAGTTCTTGAAGTAGCAGAACGTGCATAAGCATCAGCAGATTTCTTACATTCAAACTCTTTTACAAGATAGTTGATTTCACGTGAAGCAGATTTTCTGAATTTATTATATTCACTATCAGCATATTCAAAACATCTCTCTACAGATGCATAAACATCTTCTGACCATTCAAACTTTTTTTGAATCTCATCAAAGGGAACAACAATTTTATTAATATCAATTTCAGGAATCTCATAATATCCAGTGCCATCATCACTCATATTACCATTAAGGTCTTCAATACCCTCTTCAAAGGCACTATCAGTTTCAACCTCTGGTTCTTTATCACCTTCTTTAGTATTTTCTACAGTTTCAGAATCATTAGAAGATTGTTCATCAATATTATCAGATGATTCATTTTCAGACTCACGCTTTTCTGCTTCCTCAAGCATTTCTTCATGAGTCATTATTTCACCACCAGGTTGTCCATTCTGAGAAGGTGGAGTCACTATGGGTTGTGATTCAGTCTTTGGTTTCTTACAATATGCATACAATTGCTTTGCTGCTTCAACAGCATCCTCAAATGTTTCAGCATCTCCAATTAGTTTTATAATCCTACTCTCTTCAAAATTATGAAATGACACATCAATAAACTGACCAATCTTAAAATAAAGGTTTGCACGATCTGCCAGATTCATATTATTTACATCTTCACCATCAATACAAAAGAAATCTTGCTCTGCTAGTTCTTCATATCCACTATAAAAAGATTTTTTAATGCCTGCATACTTACGTTTCATAAGTTTCTCAATGCGTGCATCCTCAGTCACATTTACAAACTGCTGAGGAACCTTACCTTCAAAAGACCAATCATTAGGTGTGAAGAGAGCATGTCCTACTTCATGTCCAACCAGCATGTCATAGACACTATTAGAAGCACGTTTCCACATAGGAAGGGTCAATACTCTATTTTCTATATTGAACTGTGCTGTAGCAACATTCTTATGCTCAACCACCAGGTCCTCAGTAGCAAGCAATTTTGCCAACTGGGACTTGATTTCATAGTTGATTGTCATAAGTCTCTTGCTGATATCTTTATTATACACAGGTCAACAGATTTTAAAACCCGTTGCAACCACTAACTAAACTGTCACACGCACCAACCCCCCACACTATTAAAGGTGCAGGGGGCTTTGGTTTTGTTCTCCTTATGGATTGTGATTAGAGTTATTCTTCAGTCAAGATGTGCCTGCAAAACCTCCTTGCTGTCTGATCAATAATACCACATTCTGAAATGCATTGGAAATAATCGGACACTTGATCATATTTTTCTTCTGATGAGTGTTTTTCGTCCCATCTCCAAGATGCTAGTTCATTTCTTGATACCAAGTTATGCATA